AAACATTGCTGCTGTTCGAAGAAACTCCAAAATGGAAATAACTCGCGCCCAAGCAAACATAACACTGCAAGAAATCCCAATTGAAAAAACAAAACTTATTGGAATGCCTCGCTTAAAGCATAAACCCAAGACCCCTGATGAGGAAATACCAGAAACAGACCCAGAATATAATTTGTGGACAAAAACCATGAGCCAAACTGCAGACAAGAATCTTGCTGTCGTGACCGTACAGGAATAACCAATTTATGGCATCATCAATTCAAGAAATGGATTTTCCATCGATACCAGATGGCACTGACTCTTCAGCAAAAACGTTCGTTGGGGTACAGGGAACTCAACGTAACGTACCATTGGTATTTTTTTACCCAACAGATAAAAACAATACGACGTTTATAACAAAATTGATTAACAACATAACCAGCATAAGCGTAAATTACACCCTCAATGCGGCAACTGCGGTCACGTTTGAATTGATAGACCCTGGTTTAGAGATAACGAAAAATAATTACTTTCAAGTTGGTCAAACGTTCGTATACAGAAGCCACAACTCAGAGAGACTATCTCCCAGCGAGGGTTCGATTGGAATTGTTATGGAAGATTACCTCGGTTATTTTATGGAGGTTGCTGATGTAACCGTTGAACAAAAACAGGGCAACAGCCCGATGGTAAGGGTTCAGGGGTATACGAAAGCGATACAACAAATGAAACGAGACAGGAATCCTGGCGCAATAAAGGGAACGTCGCACGACTTCGTGGTCAATGCAGCAAAGAAATATGGTTTGAAATCAGTTGTTCAAGAAACGACAAAAGAAAGAACAATAACCCAAGCGGATGGCGAAAAAATGGCCGACTCCCTATGGGATGTATTGACAAAACTTGCTGGAGAATCCAAAGATGCAAATAAAAATCCTTACATTATTTTTGAATCAGACGGAACATTGTATTTTTGTACCCAGCAATGGCTCATGTACAAACGCGGACACGATTCATACGAACATACACGTTGGAATGCCAAGAAAAACAAGAATGTAACCACCACAAGAAAAGTAACGTATTTGCACTATCCAGCAAGGATTGTTGGCGGAGTCAAAGATACGCGGTTCATATTGAATAAATTGCCAACGATGCATCACGCCGAGAACGACCCAATGGAGGGTGATGGTTCGTGTACTGTCGATAGGGTCAACGGCGTACGATTGCGACCAGGAATGACGGTGAATGTTGGCGAAATACCCTGGTTTACAGATGATTTTTTGATAACTTCGGTCGACTATGCAGAAATGGTGAATGAACCAGTATCCGTATCTTTTGCCACCCCGCCTCGTCAAGAGAACAAGATAAAACCGATTGAGGTCGGAGAAATTTTGCCAGGCTCTGTTGAATGGGCTACAATTGAAGGCCTATACCAAGCAAATCCTTTGCCAGGATACACACTTAAAGCACCTGCTACAGGCGGCGGTGGTGGCGGAAATGTAGAAACTGTATGAACGTCAATGAAAATCAAATAAATAGAACAAAGGGTTCGTCGCACCCGTTGGTCGCTGGCGGCGTTTATATCGGCATAATTAAATGGCACGATTCCAATCCGACAAGTCTTCCAACCGTATATGTGCCCCAATTGGGATGCACATATACAAAAGTCAATTATTTGAATAATTCAACCAGGAGCGTGTATCAACCAAATGACAGGGTTTTGTGTACGTTCATTGACCTTGAAACACAAGAAATATTTATATTGGGTAATTTTAACAAAAAACAGGACGTTTTTTCAGGAAAAGTAAAATTTAATGCCCTAGTTGATGAACTGCAAAATCAAATTAATGCTCTTCGGGCGAACCTCAATATGGGTAATGTTATTTTAACACCTTTTAAGCAAACGGATTAATCATGGACACATTAAAATTTCCGCTGCGGTTCGACACCGACAAGAATCTTGTGAAATTGAAGGAAGGAACCGACGGCTATATAAAGCAGTTATTGGCCATGTGTATTTTGACGGAACCGTTTATATTGCCGTTGACTCCTGATTTTGGCGTTGCTGACCCAACATTTTCGGTTGTTCCAATTCCACAGTTATTGATTGCCGCAAATAAATACATTCCAGAAATTGAAATTGTTGACATCGACAGTGTCACCGAAGAGACGAGTGGCACGGTCAACGTCAGATTTACGTACAGGAAGTAAGTGTAAACAATCATGGCCGCAGATTTTAGACAATATGTAAACCTAAGACCGCTTGACCTTTCGCCTGCACAGATTTACCTAGATTCAATTCAGGTTGCAAGAACCGTCTTGCCCAACTTTGAACTACGACCTGGCACCGTCGAAGACGCAATGTTTCAGGCTTTTGCGTTCATGTCGGCACTAAACATTGGAGCAATCAATAGGTTGCCAGACAACCTAATGCTCGGTTTGGGAAAAATGATAGGCACCCCATATTCGGATGGTTCACGAGCAACGATGAATGTAAAATTTACCGCTAATTCGAATGATGGTGCAACTTTGCCAGCGGGAACAATCGTTGCATGGAATTCACCAACTGTCGAGGATGATGCTTCGTATTCTTATGTGTTTGAAACCACTTCGGAACTTGTAATCGCCGCAAATAATCCAGGCGATGCCCTTCCACATGGGACAACTTCTGTCACCTCACAGTTGATTGGCTTAATCCCACCAATACCAACAGGAAACGAACTTAAGGTTATTTCATTTTCCCAATCAATTCTTTCAGCCGAAAGCGCAGGGACTTTTGTTCAGGGCTCGAATGCTGAAACAATTGACGAATTTCTAGACCGCTCGGTATCAAATATCGCGTCCATGTCGTCGTGCTTGACCACAGCACAACAACTGCAGAATTATATTTTTTCAAAGTATCCAAACATCATTCGAAGAGTTAAGGTTTACGACCTGACTGACAAGGATGGTGACCTAGAACTATCCGACCCTGCGGTCGCAGGAAAAGTTGTCGCATTTGTATACGGACCCGAACGAAACTTGACGGATGCCGAAATAAATGAAATTGTTACAGATGTTTCTGAGAAAAGTGTTGCTGGTTTGGAGATTGGCGTAAAAAACGTATTTTTGTTAAATTTTATGATTGACGCAGCAGTGAAATACTACGCAAATTACAATACGGAGGCCGTAGAATCTGAAATCAAACAAAACTTGTTGACGGCTTTTTCACCGAACTATGCGCAGTTTACAGAAGAAATACTAAGAAATTCCGACGTTCAACGTGTTGTTTATGGAAGCCAATCAGTTCACAGTGTGACAACGCTTTCAATTACGAAACAGTACTCAGTAACGGTTACAAACGCCGTAAAATCAGGAGACAACGTCGTCTACACGTGCAATAGTCATCCATTGTCGGTTGGCGACCTTGTTGCTGTCACTGGCGTAACCCCAAATACGTTGAATACAGCCACCGCGACTGCCATCACGGCCAGAACAACCAACACTTTTACGGTGGTCAATGCGGCGGCTTCTGGCACCTACGTTTCTGGTGGAACTGGTGCTGCGAATTCGCCGAATTGGGGAAATGTTTCTGGTTCTGATATTGAATACTATTACAAGGGTAGTTTGCTAAACCTTCAGCCTGAGAAGATAAAACTCGCACTGACTCCGATTGAGATTTAAATGGAAATAGCGAATTATACGCGCTCAATAATCTCGGCAAAGAATATGTTGTTTGCCGCGGATTCCACTGGGGTAATCAAAAATCCTGAGACGTATTCACACGATTGGACCTGCACAAACGCTCAAATTTCCGTAGTGTCGGACAAAATTGTCTATCCGTTGCAATACTCTTTTAAGATTCAACCACTTGACGACTCGTCCTCCATCGTCTTTTCGTTACACGGAATTATTCCAGTTAGCAACCAAATAAATGGTAGCGAGGCCCAATTTCACGCCCAGTTATATGGACAAAAAGAAATCAACTACAGCATTCAATTAAAAAATGTTACGACAGCGACAGCCTCTTCACATGGAGATACTTCAACAGCACAGGTTTGGCATCCCATGTTTAGTCCTGTCGTTGATGTTACCGCGATAGACCTGGACACTGATGACATTGAATTTGATGTAGACATTACGTTTACCCAGCATGGTGGAACCGTATTTTATGTTGCGCTCCCAACACTAATGAATGAATTTGGATTTACTGGAAATACTTTTGTATTCAATATGCGGAAGTTTTTGCCGACGTTTATATGGGACAAAGACAAAATTCAAGAATATCCAAATTACCCATTTACGAAATTACTTCATGCTTTGACAAGAAGCGCAGATTTATCAACCAAACTGTATTCAAAATATTACGGATACTTGAATGGTGAGATTTCTGTCAAAAATACAAATTCAAGTTTTAGACATAGCCAATTGGTTCATCCCGAACACGTGTATGAAGATTATGCTGATTGGCTTTCTCAATTTAACGGAACGCCAATGTATCGCACTGTCAAAACAAGCACGAGTACAGAAGCAATACAAGACGAAGAGGATTCCATTACCTGGCAACTAAAAAACGCATATTTTGGTAGAAACGCTGGAACACTTGAAGCAATCAAAGAATGCACAAAGCAGGTTTTAAGTGGAGAAAAAATCGTTCTTGTCTTCCCAGGTGGACAGTTCTTTCAAATAAACGTTTACACGCTTTTGTCAGAAACGCCTGGCGTTTCCCAGAACGGAGATACCTCACCAGAAGTTGTCGCCATGATTGAGAAAACTAAGCCGATGGGTTTCGTGTTGAACCACGAAGCCTACGATGAATTGCCATTGATTCTTGATGACCCAACTTATGGTCTACTCAACACCGCTCCGCTTGCATAACTGGTAAAATTGATATGACCATAAGGAGGGTTTATGGCTACTTCATTCGTTAAGGATGTTGCTGAAAGGGCGGCGCGCACATTTCTTCAGGGGTACTTGGGTGCGTGGCTTGCCACTGGTGCAGACTTTGACGGTCTGGTATCGACAGACAACTTGAAAGTCGGCGTCGTCGCCGTTGCTTTGTCGGTTGCCATGTCAATGGGCCTAAAGAAGGTCGGCAAGAACAAGGAATCAGCAAGCGTCTTGTAATTACTGCCCGTAATTTGTTGGGCGCGTAATCTACAATTGGACGAAGTGATTAGGAGCGCGCGCCGAT